TCATTCATTGATGCAGTTAAGATATCGTCGATGCTACTGGTTTCTGTTGCCATTTGTCCTCTCCTTGTGCTTGCTTATCAATAATTTTGTTATATTGTCAGCGTGTGATATCGCATTATCACTATGCGTTCTATCCATTTCGGCCATGTATCTCAGTTTTTGCTCTTCTAATTTTGCTGCAATATCCAATCTATCCATTTCAAGTTTCATTCTATCCATTTCAGCTTTGGATTGATGTTCTTGCATCTTCATTTCTAATTCTTGTTTCTTTAATGCAATTTGTTCTTGTTTAAATTGAGCCTCAGCCATGGCCGCTTGTGCTGCTGTATCGATTCTTTGCTGTTCTTTTGGCATTTGGCCTGTTTTACCAGCCTGTAAGATTTCAGGCGGAACGATAGTTTTAAGGCGATTTTTAATCTCAATTGTGTTGACAAGTGGCAGATTCTCCGCATAAAGGTCTGCAAAAATGTTAAGTAGTTGAGGATTTGCTTGTAAGACCATATTAAGTGATTCAAGTGCTTGTGCTTTTTGGCCTTCATAACTTGGACCAGCCTGTAAACGAACCTCAAAAGAACCTTTACGCAAGTCATTGCGAATGACTTCTCCGTATTCATCGGTCTGTTCGTTGATGGTTATATTTTGGCGACCTTTATCTGGCGTCATTAAGCTCATTACTCTTTCAGAGTCGTAAACCCTGGGAACCATTTGATTAACGATTTTACCGCCAGCAGTTATAGCGCGATTAACACTATTGAATGCGACGTAAGTGGAATAGCTACCTTGTCTGGTTCTCGCATCGATAGCAGCGCCCGATATTTCATTGCCTTGCTGTCCCATTCGCGTCGGATAAAGGCCAGTGGATGTATACATATCGTCAATAGCTCTTTGGTATTGCTGCATAAGACTAGCGGACAGTTCGGGTGGTCGTAATTGCTCAGGCTTAGCGCCTGATGGGGACTCGTCGTAATAGAGCATTCCTTTAACATTTTGAGGGTCTTTCCACTGCGATTGTGTGTCGAGCCCTTGAGCATTCTTCTTCGAGCCAATGAATTGGTCATAACGTGACACCTTCAAAATATAGGCAGACTGCGTTCCTAAATAATTTAAATATCTTTGAGCATCAACAGCGTCAATGATGAATGGTCTGCAAACCTGTTTGCCATTTTTGTCATAGAATGAATTTTGGTCCATAAAAATTATAGGCAAATCTTCTGATGGAAATTCGCTTTTATCAAGTACGTAATCTCCTGCAATTTTATAATGCATTATTTTTGAGCGTCTGGAAGGTCTAGAGTCTTCGATTCTGACAGGCATCCCTTCGTCATAGAGGGTAATAAATTCTTCTTCTAATGCAGATATTTCACCTGCTTGTTCGGCGATATTTTCAGCGTCGCTTTCAAGCTGCATTCCTTCGAATGGAAGTCCCATTTCAGCTTCAGTTTCACCCATTCCTTCTTCTAGGCCAGCCATTTCGCCCATCATCATTTGCTGAGCTTGTAATTTTTTGGCCATTTCACGGGAGCTTTCAACAAGCTCATCCATCTCTTGCTGATTGATTGAGCGGCCATTAGAAAGTTTATAAAGAGTGTCTTTAACTTGCGTTCTTACGTAGTGGTCGATAATGGTAATTGCTTGTCCATCATTCCATGTGAATGGAGATTCATTTGCGTCAGGCATAACAGCTAGAGCAATTTCTTCTTCTGTTTGTGTGATGCCGGCATCTTTTAGAATATTACGTTCAATATCTGCGCCATATATACTTCTAAATTTAGCTCTGGTCATTCTTGATAAATATCCGGCGCACATACCATCTGTCTTATTAATATCTTCTGCGCCCGGATCCCAATAAGCTCTTGTCGCATCTTTTAAATATCTATAGACAATGTCTTGGTCGAAGGATTTGTCATGCGAATAATCAGTATCTACGATAAAAGCCCCATACCCGCCGACAAATGCCTGGGATGCGGCAACTTGATAAACCGTTTTGGCGTCTGTCGATAGCATCGTATCTTTAATAATCATTTGACGAATTTGGGCGGTTTCTTCATCGCATGTAGATAAAGGAACAATTTCTAATTGAGGAGTATTTTGTTGTTGTTCACCTAACAATGTATTAACAAGAGTGGCTAATTTGTTAAATTGGAGCGGGACTTTATTAAGCGTCTTAACAAGCATATCTTCTTCTTCGTCTGACCATTGCTTGCCAAGGACAAATTGGTGAAGTCTGTGATATTCATTGATATTATACTGAAAATATTCACGCCATTTTTCAACTGCGATTCTTGCTTGTCTAGCAATCTTCTCTGCTTTTTTAGCCATGTTTTAATCCTTTAAATAAACATACCACGCGCATTTTCGGAGATAAAATTGCCAGCATAGCTGCTCTCATGCAGATAATCACCAACGGCGAATGTCAAAGCAAGCGCATCTGCGGTATCTGGTGATTTCATTCCACGTTTTCGAAGGTCATCTTTTGATTCAATTTGCAATCGCCCTGAGCTGTCGAACTTATAACCTAAAGATGTTAAATCACCGAGGAGTTCGTCACTATCTGGAATTTGTACGGACGAGTCTTGAGCCAGCCATTCACGCATGTCATGCCACAATTCCGCTCTAAGGTTCCTAAATGTATCTTTATCATTAGCATTACGAGCGACGTTAACACCCTCAACAACTTCATATCCAATCTCGAGCAGTCTATCGACAATTCCCGCACCAATGCCAATGCAATCAATACAAACCTTGGCTGGGCGCTCTTTGTCAATTATACGCCTAATCGCTCCCACTAATTCCATTGTGTTCAAATTAAAATGAGTCTCAAGACCATAAACGAGTCGACCCTTACGACGGATAATTGCAGTTCTATCGTGGTCGGTTATAGCAGGGTCGACTCCAATTATTAATTGAGATGATGATTCGACTTTTGCTTTGCGCGCTTTATTAACCAATTCAACTTTAATAAATCTATCTGCAACGGGGTTTCTAAAGGCATCTAGAGCAGTAAAAGGATATTCTACGTTAAATAGCTCTCTTCCGGTTTCATAATCATTTGAAAATTCTTTTAATTTACGTCTGCGCCAAAAGAGATGGTTTTTAGTTAGTCCATTTTCTCCGTGCTCATGCATCAAAAGTTCTTCTTCATCAGAAAGAGATATCGTTTCGCCTTCTATAGCCTCTCTTGTGTATTCTGGCTGCCAGAACCATGGAATGAAAATAGCTTGGAAATCTGATTCGCCGCTTATTGCTGACATCCACATATTATAAAAATAGTTTCCAATGCCGTTAGCAGTGGACTCCATGATTATTTCAGTTCCCGCCTCATTAGATACAGCTTGTAGAATCCCTTTAGCATGTTCTTCTGCATGCGGATAATACGCAGCTTCAGAAGCGTGCATGAGTTGGATTGTTTGGCTTCTTCCAACTGCTTTATTACCTGCCGTTCCGACACTATAACCTGAGTCAAGAGTTTTAAAATTAAGCTCTTTTGCGTTGGAGGCATCTGATTTGGGGGCCAGCCCTTCGGGTAAAGAGTCATAATATCTCTTTGTCATATCAAAAAGGTTTTTGGTAGCTTCGGCTTCATGAGTGAGGATAAAAGCTTTTTTACCCTGCTGCGTGATGACTTTATGAAAGTATCGAGCTTGCACGTACGTAGAGCAGCCTTGCTGCCTTCCTTTCAAAATCAGAGCTCGCACACGGCCAGTTTTTTCTAACTGTTGCTCTAGGCGCTCATGTAGATATTCTTGAGCTCGATTCAATTTGAAGTTTGATACTTTTCCGGATTTAGTGCGGATATTAAGAAAGTGCTCAGCAAAGAGCGGTAAGGAATCGCATATTTCTCTTAACCGCTCATTCATATATCACTTTTTGCTTTGGATAAGTTGCTCGATAATAGATAAAGCTTTGCCATTGTCTTCAGGGTCTTTTTCTCGCCATCTGCCGCGTGTTTTCAAAAAGAACGTGCATGCAGCCAAATCTCTTTCCTCAACGGCTTTCGAAAATAATACATTTGCGACTTCATTAATCGCATTAGTAAGTCCATTTGAAAGCTCGTCGTCATAATACTTTTTAAGGGTATCAACGGATATTTCTAAATTTCTTGCTATCTGTTCTTGTGTGATGCCAAATGCAACTAGGGACTCTACTTTGTCCCTAGTTTTTTGCGTTGGCACATGTGCTGGAGTACCAGGATTTGCCATTATAGTTCCGACCTTAACTTATTAAGGACCTTTTTGCGTATTTCTGTGTTCGCCGTGCATTTCTGCGCCGGGTTCACCTGGTTCACAATAACGTGGTTGCATGCGGCATTGTTCATCAACCAATTTTCCATACATTGATGGAACGCCATTGTAATGGTTATATTCTTTTTCTTCTGAGTAGTCTTTTACGGGTGCGAGTTCAGCCATGATTTTATCCTTAAAATTAATTGCAATTAATTAGCACAGGCAAGTGCAATTACAATTTAACACACTCTGTAATTACGTAGCAATCTAGTCAATAGGCTTATTAATATCATAATCGTTGCTAAAAAATAATTGGTTCAACAGCTTACATAAATGTAATAAGTCTTGCATGTCTAATATAAGAGATGGCTCTCTGCCGCCTTCTGCATGGTCATGCATGGCATCTATCATGACTTTATGCATCTCTTTATATATATGTCGAACTTCTTCACTCAGCATGCGGAATGCCCTCATAGAGCTCGCAAAGGTCATCATATAGCGCTTCGAGTTGTATTTTGGCTCTTTCTACTTCTATTCCAATGGTATCTTCAGTGGCGCAAAAAGTGGGGTATTTAGCGTACAAGACATTAATCTTGTCGCCAATTTCAATTAATAACTCAATTTCATATTCCATCATCTGTCTCTCCTTTTGAGTTAAGAAAATATAGCACATTAGACGACGAGTGGTTATTGCATCATGCGACAGCGTGTCGTATAGTACTTATATCAGCGGCAACGAGCGGCTGTAACAGGAGATAAAATGAATGAACAGCAATATATAGAACATGAAGTGCAAATACGTGTTTTGAAAGAAATGTCAGATGCCAAATTTTTAGAAACAAATGCAAAGTTCACAGCTATGCAGAAAAATTCGGACGATAAGTTTTTTGCCCTGCAAAAGAATTCTGACGATCGATTTTCGTTATTTCAGAAAAATTTGGACGATAGATTTTCTGGTTTTGAAAAAAGAGTGGACGAAAGATTTTCTCATGTTGAATACAAAGTTAATCTATTAATTGGGTTGGCAATAGGCTCATTAATAATACCTCTTATAAAAATAGCAATGGGAATGATTTAAATGAGCATTCAAAGGCACTATGACGGAGAAGAATTAACATCTATTTATATCAATGGAAAAGAACTTTTGGAATTTAAAACATTTTTAGCGGAAATTTATGAAACATATACTCAGGAAGATTTGGAAAATATTTTAAAAAAATGTCCAAATTTATGGCAGGTAATCGAAAAAATTTATGGAGAATAATAAAAATGAACAATTATGAAACAGAATCAGACTATGGCGAAATGTATGAGCCAATTGACTCAGTTCCTTACATTGGTGAAAGCAGAGAATTAGACGATGGTGAATATGAATTCACAGAAGAAGGTTATTGGGTAGAAATATGAATGAAAAAGAAAGACATGAAAAAATGCATCACAAAATGATGCAGCATTGGAGAAATACATATGGAAGCGGGTCAACTTTCCCTTTTCCGTCTAATTCGCTAATGATTGAACTAGGAATGAAAGAGTTTTTTGCTGAAGGATATGTCCAAGGCTTTGCAGAGGCAATTAAACAACGAATGGAATCTTCACAAGATGAAAAACAGAATTAAGTTCGTAGACTCAAATCATGGTGTTTGGGATTACACCGGAGATACCAAAAAAGGAATTAATTTTCGAAATGTCCTCCAAAATGCAAAATCAATTGAATCTGCAACAGGAGGAAAGGTTTCAATTAATTTTATTCATGGAGAGCACTGGGAAGACATAACCGAGTGGGTGAAGAGAAAA